TCTGCTGGCGAGGGCGCAGGATCATGCGGTCACCTCGCCCAGCAGAGACAACTGCCGCGGATCGGGCCTCGGCCCGCGCGCCTTGCCAGCATCGCTGCGCCGCGCGCGCAGCTTGCGCACCAGCAGCGGCCGTCCACAGCGCGGCCCGTAGGCGCGGCCTGCCACCGTGAGCCAGGCGACGCGCATGGGTTTCCCGCAGGCGTCGCAGCGGATCACGCCGGCTGCCCCCGCTGAGCGACCAGTTCCTCGATCGTGGCGATGCGCATGCCGAGGCCGTTGGCGACCAGGAACTCCAACGAAGCGCCGCGCGACTTCTCCCACCCAGCCAGCAGCACGATCGCGTCGCACGTCACGAGCTCGCGGATGTCCCTCCGCATGCACTCGCTCCAGGTCGCGCTCTGGTCCGGGCAGATCTCGGCCGGGTTCACCGCGTCGATGCCCACGGCGCGCAACCGGGCGGCAGCAGCGTGAAACGCCGGAAAGTTCAGGTCCGGCAGCCCGGTCATCGGCCCGGCGATGTAGCAGCGCAGCCGCGTCACGGCGCAACCTCCGCAGGCGCAGGGCTTGATTCACCACCTGCCGATGCACAACTGCCCAGCACAAGGTCCGCAGGCGACAACTCGATACCCCGCTCACGCGCCAGATCCAGCAGCCGCACCTGGACGGCAGACGGCACCCGGCCGTCCAGCCCGCCCCGCTCGGCCGGCAGGCGCCAGCGGTGGATCGTCGATGGGTCTTTGCCCAAGAGCCGCGCCAGCGGCCGGACGCCGCCGAAACGGGAGATGACGATGTCTGCAGGGCTGCTCATAGGTCGGTGCGTGGAACGCATCAGGGGTGAGGATTCCGCAATTATGCGGGAATCTCAACGCGCTTGCAACTTGATCACCAGCACGGTACATCGTCGGGCCGGCAGCCCGCCAACGGGGCCCATCTGAAGTGGGCCGTTCCGGTGATGATGATCCTTACCTAACCCGTTGCTCGGCAGCAACGCGGGTTTTTCCCGTGCCGCAGGTGTTGCGGTTTTCCAAACGCTGCTGCAGAATTCTCCTCAGCGCCGGATGGCTGGCGCATCACAGGAGACGACGGTGACCGTCGAGATCATCACACCACGCGACCAGGACCACTGGTTGCAGCTGCGCACGCAAGACGTGACCAGCACCGAGAGCGCCGCCCTGTTCGGCATGTCGCCCTACGTCACGCACTTCGACCTCTGGCACCGCAAGCGCTCGGGCCAAGTGCCGGAGTTCCGCACCAACGAACGCATGCGCTGGGGCAACCGGCTGGAGTCGGCCATCGCCCACGGCATCGCCGATGAGAAGGGCTGGAATATCGAGCCGATGAAGGACTACCTGCGCGACCCCGAAGCGCGCATCGGAAGCAGCTTCGACTTCGTGATCACGAACCTGGACGGCGGCCCGACCCACCTGGAGATCAAAAACGTCGACTACCTCGCCTTCCGCGACGGCTGGCTGGAGCACGACGACGGAACGATAGAAGCCCCCGAGCAAATCGAACTCCAAGTGCAGCACCAGATGGCAGTCTCGGGGTTCGGCCGCGCGTTCATCGGCGCCTTCGTCGGCGGGAACCGCTTCGAGATCATCGAGCGCCAGCGCGACGAGGATGTGATCCGCGCGATCCGCGCCAAGGTCGCCGAGTTCTGGCGCACCGTCGAGGCCGGCGAGGAGCCCGACCCGGTGATGCCGCAGGACGCAGCCGCCCTCATCCGCCTGAACGCCTACGCCGAGCCGGGCAAGATCCTCGACGCCACGGGTGATGCGAAGATCGCATCGCTGGTGGACCAGTACCGCAGCGCGAAGGCCATGGCCGACGAGCACGAGGAAGAAGCCAAGATCGCCAAGGCCCTGCTGCTCGAAGCGATCGGCGACTCCGAGAAGGTGCTGCTGCCCGGGTTCTCGATCAGCGCCGGCATGGTCGCCGACAGCCCGGGCACCCTCATCACCGCCGAGCACGTCGGCACGTACATGGGCGGCCGCAAGGGGTATCGAAATCTCAGGGTTACAGCGAAAAAGGCCAAGGCATGAAAGCAGCTGAACGGTTTATGCTAAAGGTGTCACCTGAGGCGCTGACCGGTTGCTGGCTTTGGACGGCAGCATACACGTCGAACGGATATGCCAGCTTTCATATCAAAGCGGGAGATTCCGGCCGAGCAAACCGCGCAGCTTGGATTCTTTTCCGAGGGGATATTCCGCGTGGGATGCTAGTGTGCCACCACTGCGATAACCCAGCCTGCGTAAATCCAGCCCACCTATTTCTTGGCACTCCTGCCGACAACTCTCGGGACATGGCTGCAAAAGGGCGCGCCGCATCAGGAGATCGGCACGGGTCAAAGAAACACCCCGAACGATGGCGCGACCGCCCTGAGTCTGTTTGGAAAGAAAGCCTTTCTGCAGCGAGCGCGGCGTCTGCAGCAAAAGCGGCCAATCAGACACACTGCAAGCGCGGGCACCGCTTCACCGTCGAAAACACTTACCACCACAACGGGCGACGCTGCTGCCGAGCGTGCAGAGCAATGGCAACTGCGCGCTACGCGCAACGCTCCATTATCGCCACCCCAACCAAGTAAAGCCAAATCATGACCGCCGACACCCAACAACGCCAAGACCCGATCGCCGCCTTCCGCCAAGCGATCGACAAGATGACCGACCAGTTCAAGGCGGCGCTCCCGGCCCACATCACCGTCGAGCGCTTCAAGCGAACGCTGCTCACCGCGGTGCAGACCACCCCGGCGCTGCTTGAAGCAGACCGTCGCACGCTGTTCGGCGCCGCGATGCGGGCCGCGCAGATGGGACTGCTGCCGGACGGCCGCGAGGGCGCAATCACGACCTTCAGCAACAACTGCAGTTTCATGCCGATGTACGCCGGCGTGCTGAAGCTGATCCGCAACAGCGGTGAGCTCTCCAGCATCGACGCGATCCTGGTGCACCAGAAGGACAAGTTCACCTACCACCCGGGCATCGACCTGGTGCCGGTGCACGAGGTGGACTGGTTCGGCGACCGGGGCGACGCGATCGGCGTCTACGCCGTGGCCAAGATGAAGGACGGCAGCGCCTACGTCGAGATCATGAACCGGCGCCAGGTCGACCAAGTCCGCGGCGTGAGCCGCTCAAAGAACTCCGGCCCGTGGACCACGTGGTGGGAGGAGATGTGGCGCAAGAGCGTGATCCGCCGCCTGGCCAAGCGGCTGCCCCTGTCGACCGATCTCGATGGCGTGCTGCACGACGACGACACCGAGTTCCCGACCGAGCCGGCCCAGGCTCCGGCCGCGACCCCCGCGCCCGCGGATCCGCCGCCGGCCGACACGCCCCGCCGCCCGTCGCGCCTGGCCAAGGTCGCCGAGCAGGCTCCCCCGCCGCCCGAGCCTGCCGACGACGATGGCGTGATCGACATGCCGCCCGCGCCGCCTGCCATCGACGAAGACAGCCCGATCTGACCATGAGCACCGACCTCCTCACCCCGAAGGAGGCGGCAGCCCTGCTGCGCGTCTCCACCGACACCCTTGAGTCCTGGCGCGCCAAGCGGCAGGGCCCGCCCTGGACCAAGCTCGGCGATGGCGTGCGCGCGCCAGTGCGCTACCGCCGGACCGACATCGACCAGTACCTGAAGGCACGCACGCAATGACACGCAAGCCCCGCCCAGTCGACGCCAGAGTCACGCTGCGCGAGCGGCTGATTGTGTATTTCGCGCTCAACCCTGACGAGCAACTCATGCTGGTCGACATCGCCGCAAAGTTCCGCCGCAGCGTCGAGGGCGCCAGGTGGGCGACCAAAAAGATGGCCGACGCGGGGCTGCTCGTGAGCAGCGGAGGGTACGGCCAGATCGTGATCAGCATCGGCCCGGAACTGTCGCGGATGATCGCGCCGCACAGGACGGCCACGGCCGACAGCGGCAACGGATCGGCGAGCGTGGCCGACGATCTGCAGAGCCTGCGCGCTGCGCTGCAGGAGGCAGACACCTTGGCGGGCCACGATGACGCGCTGACGGAGTGGCGCGACAAGTGGGCGCACCTGTGGCGCCGCGTTGAGGCCTAACGTTCGAGCTAACCCCGACAAGGAGGCGTGAGCCATGAGTGACGAAGCGAACCCGAGCAACAACGCCGACGCAGGTCGCGGGTTGAGCGAGGGGTTAGGCCCGCTGCCGGAGCGGTGCGAC